CTGCTGTGTTAGGTAAGTTGGCCATTAGTTATATAATATACCTCCTGGTCTTTTTTGTTGAATTAATTCTGCCTGTATAGCCTGTGATATTGCTTCTCCTAACTGTTCTGCCTGACCTGCATCTCCCTCTACAGACGATCCAGAGGCATCTACGTTAACAGTAACATTTGTAGAACCACCAAGGGCATGATTTGGAATTATAGTACCTTTTCTGTCAGGAACAAAAAGTTCTGGCCCTCTTTCTCCTACAACAGAAGGTCTACCAACAGGAGGTCTACCACCATTAGCAAAACTATTCATTGTCAAATTATTCGGATTTGTTGGTCCTCGATTAAAACCCGCAAAAACATCAGTAGCTCCACCTCCAAACATACCACCAAAAATTCCTAAAATACCTCTCTGTAATTGATTTGCCATCATTCTTGCAGCCATATCTAAGAAATAATCTGCAATTCTATTAGTCATATTTCTAAAGGCATCAGTAACAGACATAGTGCCCATAATTACACCTTTAAAAGATTCTTGGAACGATGAACCTATTGTTCGAGATAAACCAACAACTCTCTCACCTACATCATTTAACTGTTTCATTTGTTGGTCTAACATAATCATTTCAGCTTGAATAGGATTAGCTAAAATTTCTGCCTGTTGTATTAATATATTTTGAAGTTCTATTTGTTTTAATAAATTATTAACTTTACTTTGATTATTTTCTGCTTTAGCTATATCTAATGCAGATTCGAGAGAAGATAATTTATTTTTTTGTTGTAATATATTAAGTTCTTTAGGTAGTAATGTTAAACTTTCTTTTTGTAATTTTATTCTATTATCTAAATCTGCTAATGAAGCTTGATTCTTCATATCATTTATTTTTTTAGCATTTTCTGCATTTGTAAGAGCAGCCTTTGCTGTATCAACAAGAATTCTTTCTTTTCTAATTTTTTCTTCTAAGTTTTTTAATTCTTCAGAACCTAATGTATTAAATGAAATTTGCAATTCCTGTTTAGAAACTTTTAAGGTTCTTTCTGCTTTATCTAAATTATTTTTTGCTTTTAAAATACTTAATTCATCATTAGTTAAAGACAATCTCTGCTGTTCAATTTCTAATGCTTGTTGTAAAGGTAAAATATCTTTATTAAATTTAGCTATTTCTTTTAAATTATTTACTCTTTCCTGAAGAGGATCAAGGTTTGGATTTTTTTCAAAATCGGGATTTAATTTTACTTCTCCAATAATTGCATTACCTTCCTCAACAGGAATATTAGACATTTTTCTCCCTTGTTTTCCTCTAATTCTTTCTTTAGATACAGGATTACCACCTGGTCCAAATAGTATAAAATCAACAATTCCTTTAGTAATTCCTTTTCCTTGTCGAAATTTTAACAAATCATTTATTATAGGCTGTAAAGCATCAGATAAGAATAAAGTTAATTCTGTTCCTAAAATATTTATTGAATTTTTAAATTCTTCTAATTGCTTAGTATTTTTTTTGATTTCATCTGTGGTAAGTCCAAACTTTTCTTTTCCCTTTTCTAAAAGTAATGTTGCTGCTGCTGATTTTAAACCTAGTTTTTCTAATTCTGAAGCTAAATCTCCAGTTTCTGTTCCCGTTAAACCAAATTTTTCTATAAGTTTTTCTATATTTTCAGTAGGTTTTGCTAACGCATTAGCCAAATCATCCAATGCACTACCAATAGCAGTACCAGCAATAGAAAGAGCGAAACCAAATTGCCCTCCAACTAAACCACCTGCTGCACCACCTAAAGCACCACCAAGTGCTGCTGTTGGTCCTTGTCCAAATAACAAGGGAAAACCACCACCAATAATCGCATTACTACTTATATTTCCAATTTTTTGTCTAAATGCTCTTCTTTTCTGTGCACTTTTATTTGCTGCATCGTCTGCTTGTTTTCTTAATTCAGCTTCTTCTTTTATTGCTTTTTTTACAGCATTATGTGATTGTTTTTCAAGAGCTGCCTGACGTTTTGTATTACTTGCTCTTCTTTCGCTTGCTCTTTGTCTTATAGCTTCAACTTCTTTTACAAGGTTTTTTTCATTTTGTAATGCTCTAGCAATTTTATCTCCAACAGGAGATGATTGACCTTGATAACTTCCCATACCAAAACCAGGAATCATTTCTAATGGGGAAGCTTGAACAGGTCCAATTGGAGAACTATATGTATTAGCGCCTCTCATTAATTTTCTTCTTCTACGTTCTATAGAACTTGCTACAGGATCTCTACCAACACCTGTGCCAGGTAAAGGCATTTTTCCTGTACCACGCAAACGATTTAATAAATTCTCTCGTTGCATGTATTCTTTATTTAATTGTTTTTCTGTTGCTATTAATTGTCTTGCAGCTTTTTTTTGTAAATTTGTTCCAGAAGCAGCAGCATTAAAATTTTTTTTAGCTTTTGATAAAACTTCATTTAAATTATCAAAACTTTTTACTAATAATTTTTGATCTTTAGCACCATTTTTTAGTCTTTGATTTAAACCTTCTATCTGTTGTGTTGTATTCTTTACAGTTTTATTAAACGAAGTAAGTTCTTTGGCACCTTTTAAAGCAACAGCAATATCTACATTATAATTAGCCACTTGCTATAAAAATTAAAACATTTTCTCTATATTACCTTCTTTTACCTCTTAAAGCACTAGATCTTTGTGCTTGTTCTCTTTGTTTTTCATATTCTTCATGTTCTAACTCTGAATAAGCAGCCCAACCTATCATTTCTTCTACAGTTAGAGTTTCACATAATTCAGAAACAGTTTTCCCCAATTCTTTAGCTAAAGAATAAATAAATCTCCAATCACCATTAGCTTTTTAAATCGGCTTTAGCCTCTTTTACCTCCTTATCGGCACCAGCATTAATCATAGCTAACTGTATTTGTTCAAGAACTGAAGCTTCAACTTCTCTTCTTAAAGAAGCTTTATCTCCATCTTGAAATATTCTTTGCCTATCTTTATCTAATGATTTTTCAATCATCATTTGTAGAGCATAATCATTTACATCGTCAGAATTACTTTTTTTCTGTATTGCTTCTCTTTCAGCAATAGTCAAAGGATGCCAATAAACAGTAAGAATAATCTCATCATCTTGTTTTACATCATGTTTATAAAGTTGTGAAACTCCAAACTTGTTTTTTAAAAGATCAACTGCTCTAGTCATAAAATTAGTATACCTACTTTAGTATACTAAGCGTTTGCCGTAAATTGGCAAGATATTACAGCAAGAAAGTGACTTCTATCATCAATTTCAAGCATTGTTGGACCATTAATATCAGCAACTCTAGGTTTTACATTAAAAACATCTGAGTAATTAGAGGCATTCACTGAAGTAAGACCATCAATTACAGATTCACTAATAGCTGATAATACAGATGTACCTTTATTTTTTGGAACATAGACATTACATTGAACAACACCTGTGTAATAATCAGATGCTGCTCCATGATTCTGTAATGTAGATTGAGAAAAATTTATAGTCATAACAACATATTTTTTAGTCTTACCAGGAGTTACAAAACTTACATTATCGTATGTAATTGATACAGTATTATCTGCTGCAAGAACTGCATCTGTCACGGCCTTTTCAAATGCTGCTCTTGTGTTTACTAAAGTCATAATTAAAATTCAGTATACCTAACACTAGGATCTGATTGAATACCTGTAGACATAGGAGAATTATTAAATGTTGTACTACCACCAAGAAATACTTTTCCTTTCTCTGTCATAGTTTCTTTAATCATTTTACCTAAAGAACCTTGAATAAATAATTGTAATTTACCACCTTCTAAAGCATAAACAGCATATTCAGCTTTATTACCAATATAAACAGTTCTTTTATAATTAAATACTCTATCTACAGGAAATCTAGGTTGAATAAAAGGTTTTACATTGTAATATCCAGTAGATTTATTTCCTTTATTTGCTGTTTTGTTTTTAAGAAATTCTGCTGTTGCTTGTCTCTTAATAGTATTCCAAGGAGAAAATTTTTCGATAGGATCTTTAGGTCTTACAGGTGTTCCTTGAGCTTTCCAACTACTTGCAAAAAATCCTGTATAAACAGGACTATGTTTTTTAGTAGCTAAAGTTCTATGAATTTTTCTAATAAGAGCATTAAAATCTTTAGATATTTGTCCATCTAAATCTTTTGGTAAATCTTTTAAACGTCTTGTAGTCATTAGAATCTTGCTAATATTGTATAAAGATAAACACTTTCACCCTGTTCAGTTTTTACATCAAAGATTTTTGCTACAACATTAGATCCTGCATAATTTAAAGTAATTTCATCATCAAGATCAGGTTGATGATTGTTAATAAGATCGGGTGTTATAAAAACTTTTACTTGTCTAATTTCTCTACCCTCGTCTTCTATCGCCCTGATAAATTCAACAGGTACTTTTAAATTAGTAAAAGATGTATCTGATGTAAAATAATCTCCTGTAGAAATGTTATAAGTTCCAGATGTTTTTTTTGTAAACGTAATTGTTGAATTTAAAGCTGTTCCTAATTCAGCAAGAGCTTGTTTTGTTGCAGCTTTGATAACTTTATCAATTTGTCCTGGCATTATCCTCTAACTACCCTCATTTGAAAAGTTCCTGCTCCACCTAGAATATAAGCTCCAAGATAACTTTGTAACCACGGATAAACATCAAAAATATTATTTATTGATCCAACTCCTTGACTGTTTGTATTATATTTAAGTTGAATATCTCCTAATTTAAATTCAGAAATATTACCTTCTGTACCTGTTGTTCCTGTTATTGCACCCGTATCATTTGCTAAAGCTCTGGCTAATTCATATTGTGCATATTTAATATTATTAGGAATTGTTGTACAACTTAATTCAACATCATCAACTTTATAATTATTTCTTGGAAACTTTAATGCCTGTGCATTATCACATCTATCTCCATAATAAACTAAACTGTCAATCCAACGAGTAGCTGCTATTAGTGCTCTATTTTTTTGATCGTCTGTTTTATCAGTCCAGGTGCTTGAATCTGGTACGGTTTCAAAATATGTATTAGCTTCTGCCAATGTGACATAGCTATTAGCAGTAGCACTTGATAATGTTGCTGTTATAGTAGCTGCCACGATAGATAAAGTAATTTAGTTTTATTGTAGCGTAAAGAAAAAACCCCACCAATAATTGATGAGGCTTTTTCATTGCTTTGCAACTTAATAATAAGATTAATAAGTTGAAGTGTCTAGAGGAGAGTTAACTGTTAACTGAACTAATGGGATCAAGTCAGCATCGTATGTGATA